AACCTCCTCCTTGATATCCTTGATTAGCCATAGGGCTTTGTCCAGTATATGCATAAGGATTATTTTGATGGTAAGATGTCCAATAAGCATCCCAATCAGTACCTTGCCCACCTGCTTCAGGTGTAGGCTGTGCTTCAGGTGTAGGTTGTTGACCTTGCTGTCCTTGTCCCATTTGCATAGCTATACTTGGAGGAACTCCCATTCCTATCATAGCACCTTGTTGTAAATTAGGTAATCCAGGACTTGTTCCACCTGTTAACGCTTGGTGAGGCCCTGGAATACTATTTAATAAAGTATTATTTCCTCCTGTTAATGCTTGATGTGGTCCAGGAATAGCATTTGATAAATTTTTAAGTCCTTGACCAAATCCTCCTCCTTGTGGTTGAGGTGCAGGTGTTGGTTGTCCTTGTGGTGCTCCTGGTGCTCCTGGTGCTTGTTCTCCTAACCAATTTCCAAATTGTTGTCCTTTATTTCCAAGATTATTTGCTCCATTATTTGCTTGTTCTCCCATAAAATTACCAAACTGTCTTCCTTTATTACCCATCCAACTTCCTGCTTGTCTTTGTGCTCCTTGTGCTTGTGGTCCAAAAGCTCCTTGATTATTAGCAGCTAAAGCTCCCCAAGGTCCTGTCATAGTGCCTGCTGCGAATGCTGTTGGTATTTGACTAGCAACACCTATTCCTGCTCCTAATCCTGTTCCTGCAGCAGCACCTCCTAATCCAGCAGCAGTACCTCCTGCAGCACCTGCTGCACCTAAACCTGCTCCAGCTAAGCCAAAAGCATGTCTTGGCATTTGTCCTCCATAAGCACGTCTTTGTGGGGGACGCATTCCTAAACTTCCCATCATATCTGGGGTATAGTGCGATCTTGTATTTCTAGGTTGTCCAAAATATCCAGGGGGTACCTGATATTGATAATAATTAGGGTATGATGGAGGTCCTTGATATGCTAAAGAAGAATTATCTTCTTTATTACCTCCTAAAAGATTTTTAAGTAATGGTTTTGCTAATAAACCTTCTCCACCAAAGATACCAGCAGGGTCTAAAATTCTTTGTAGTAAATTACCTACTCCTCCCATATTTCCTGAATTTCTACCTCCTCTATTACTTCTAGCTAAGTTATTTACTCCTTGTCCCATATTAATAGCAGCTCCAGTATTTTTTGCAATCTTATCCCAATCTCTATCAGGAGATGATGCCCAGTTTCCCACGTTATTAAACATGTCTGCATAGCCGTGCTGTGGTAAGTAATTATTCATAGTATTCATATTTTGAGTTTCAAAGTTACTAATATTATTTGATATATGGGAAGGTATATTCCCTCCTAATGCATATTTAGATAAAGTACCTCCATATTTATTAGGATTGAATGTTTTAAAAGCATCTTTTCCTGTATAAGGTTGCCAATGAATTCCTTTAGGATTATACATAGAGTTTAAAGATAAAGGACCTTTTTCTCCTATAAATTTAGCAGGTCTTACAGGTTCACCTGTTGGAGTTCTAGCCTGTAATTGGTAATCAGGAAAATAGTCTCCTAACATTTTATTATGTTTTGATTGTGCATTTAAACCTTTGTTAGCAAATTGGTCTTTTAAATGTTTCCATAGTAATGGGTCCATCCCACTTTCACCTTGTACTCCCATTTTATCTACTGGATAATTCTTTCCAGCAAGTTCTGGAAAAAATTCAGACCTAATACTAGGATTTCTACTCTTAAAAGAAGGGTCTTTAGGATTAGTTATTAATTTATCATCACTATCTTTAAGTAGTTTCCAATCTCCTGGATTAATTAAGTTACCTTTTTTTCTTTCATTAAGCAGTCCTGCTGTAAATTCTAGTACTTCATCAATGTCATATCTACCACTCTTTATTAAAGTTTCTATAGCAATATCAGAAGCTTCTCTGTCACTTATAGGCATAGCCATATCCTTATATGCTTTTTTAATCTTATTTACTAAAGCATCTTGTTGCACCATAAATTCTTTTACCTTAAGATTTTTAGGAGTGTTAAGACTAAATTTACCAGGTTGTTTAATACTACCAAACTCAGCAAGAGCTGCTAAGGACTCACTTAACTCTTTACCTTTTCCACTTTTAAATTTAAAATCTCCTAAACTAGGAAGACCGTCTTTTTGGTTAATACCTTTACTTATTAAATCATTAATAGCAGAATTTTCATGAGGAAAATAAGAAACTTTTTCCATATCAATCAAATCCCGCATTTGTTTTTCAGTAGTAAGATCTCCTATATCCCAATTTTTTTCATGTGATAATGCTTTTTCCATCCATTCTGCATTAGACATTTTAGGGTCTGTAAATATTTCTTTAGCTCCTTTTCCCGTAGGGTTCTTTCCCATTCCTGCTATAGGATTTACAGCGTCTAGTAAGAAGTTACCTACCTTACCTAAGCCTTTTACAGCTGGAGTACCTGGCATTAGTGATGCCCAGAAAGGAACATACTCAGCAGCTCCTGATGCAGGGTAGCCCTGAGGAGGTATTGTGAAGTTAGGATCTATAGGATTAGCCTCCCAAAAAGCTTTTTGCCTTTCCCCATAAGCTTGATACCGTGCAAACTCTTCTGCGGTAGGGCCCCATTCTTGCGCATGTTGCAGTTGTTGGGGAGTATAAGAAGCTGCGGCAGCTAATGGGTCTTGAGATTGTATTTGTGCTTGAATAGCAGGGCTATTAATAATCTCTTGCTCTTGTAAATACTCTTTACTGAGAGATTCATTACTCTGTAAGTTCTCAGGTATAATAATCTTAGGGCCCCTCTCTTCTGAAGGTAACTCTACATCTCTTATTTCTAAAGGTCTTATCATTGTGCTTCTTCTATTAATTGTCTAATATACTCATTTTGTTTTAAAACGTTTTCTCTTAAATCTATTATTTGTTTACCATATAACGGATTCTTTTGCATATCTAATCCTTCTTTAGGTATAGGAACTCCATATGCTTTCTGCATTTGGAAACCATGATAGTCTTCTTCTGTATTAGGAAATAAACTTCCAGTACCATTATAGTATTGTAAAGCTAATGCTTCATTGTCTACACTATCTTTGTTAGCCCAAGCTAATTTATCTTTAAGTACATTTATATATCCATAAGGGTCAAAGAATTCTAGACCTGAGTCTGCTGCTGTAGAAGATTTTACATGACCTAAATTAATATCATTTTTACCAAGTAAGGTTTCCTGTAAACCAACAGCAAGTGCTGTCCAAGGATCAACACCTATTTGATTAGCTTTTTGGATTATATCTTGTACTACTTCTGAGTTATAATTACCTCCCATTAAATCTACATTAGGATTAATAGTATCTCCAGTAGTCGCTCTTATTACTCTTGGGTCTTCTAATTTAAAAGTATTTGCATAATAATCAGTTTCCCAATCATAATAATCATCTGCCCAATTAATATCTGTATTATTTTCTAATTCTTTTAGTTCTTTTTCAAGTATTAAGTCTATACCCAAAGTATCATCTTTTTGTCCTCCTACATTTTCCCACATACTAGATAGAGTATCTTTCTGCATTTCTATTTCCTCAAGTAATGCTTTATCTTCTAAATCTTGTTGGGCACTTATCATTTGGGCCATTTCCTCAGAAGTATAATTAGGAGTAGTAATATTTGTATAAGTATTATCTATTGGTGCAGGAGATGGAGGAGTAAGGGGTAAATCTCCTATCTCTCCCCCATTACCATATCTATTTAATGTTCCTCCGTACCTATATTCTGGTGTTTGTGCCTGTGTAACACCTAATGCTCCTGCTGTTCCTACTCCTGCTACGCCCCATGCTTTGTTCATAGCTTCTTTTAATGAACTTAAATATTTTTCATATGGACCAGCAGTATCAAAAATACTTTTTGCATTTCCTCTTAAGTTTTTAGATGAACTTGCTAAAAGTTCCCCTATATCGTTGTATTCAATACTCTGTAATTTTTTAACGCTGTCACTATTAAACCATTCGTCAATTTGCGAAGTAGTTAATTTCTTATCTTTAATCCCTAAGTCATTTCTTATAAGTTTATTAAGCCTGTTAAATCTAACTTGTTGTTCAATAGGAATTTCCAAGTAGGGTGTTTTATCAGTTTCCCACAGCTTTTGGAGTTTATTTCTTTCAGGTATAGGGGGAGTATGTGTTTTTAATAAGGGGTAAACATCTGCTAAATCATATCCCTGAAATCCTGTCATAGGAGAACCTATGTGATCATACTCATGTTCAAGTACTCCTAAGATACTTTTAATTCCTGTATTTTTACTATTTCTATTTATAACTTCTGGGTAAATATCTACAGAAGACTTACTCCAAAGTTTATTTATTCCAGTAGGTACTATAGCTCTACCAAAAGGACCTTCTCCTTTTTTAAAATTTAACTTAGCTTCACCTATATTCTTTTTTAGTTTTTCTACGTTTTTTTTAACTACTGCTGCTGTTTCACCAGTATTAGCCATTCTTCTTTTTAAATACTCATCACTATCTAACCATCTTAATTTACTATCTATTATCTCTGTAAACTCAGCATCAAACTCAGGATTCCTCATTCCTTCAGGAAATTCTGTTTTGTTAAGAATATTCTTTGCATAGTCTGCTTGAGGAATAGTAGGATTAATACTTTTATAAATATTCTTAGCTCCTTTATACCCAGCTTTACCTAATTGATAAGCTAAATTAGGAGCTTCTGTTAGTCCCATTGAAAGTTCCTCAGCAAGACCTCTAGCAAAAGGCAATACAGTTCTAGCTCCCCAAGTAGCTCCCATAACTGGTACTGCCTGAAGAGCTTGTGCTCCTGTTAATGCTGCCATGAATATAGGATCTTCTAATCCATATGAAGCATTTACTCCTCCCCATGCATTTTTATTCCATTGTGCTTGTCTAATAGCATCTTCATCACGCTCTCTTAAACCCAACTCTCCTGTAGGATCATTTTTAGCATAGTAGTCTTCGTGGAAATCATATACCTGTTGGTCAGGGGTTTTAAGGTCAGGTGCTATAGGAAGGGTAGTATTAAAAGAGTTATCTGATACTGTACCTGATGGTTGAGTTCCTCCATGAGCTTCAAGATATTCTTTACGCCTTTTAACCTCAGCTTGTTGAGCAAGTTGTTGAGCAACAAAAGCTTCTTGTTCTCTCCTTAGGTATTCAGCTTTCTGAGTATTAGTTCCTTCTTCTTGTGGAATATTAATAGGATTAACAGGAGCTTCACTACCTACTGTAGATGAATAAGTAGGTAAGTTATATTGTGAGTCTTCATGTGTATGTCCTATTTCTCCCCCATTATGGTAATTACCTAACCATCCTCCGTATTTAAAACTATCAGTAACTCTAGTATCCTCTGCATACTTTCCTTTTTTAAAGAAATAGTTTTTGTATTCTTCATAGCTAATTCCTCTAGGAGCTTGTCCGGGTAAATTCATACTAGCAAAGTTATTACCTCCAGTATATCTTTCATATGCAGCTACATTATTAGGTCTTACATACTCATCTTGTGCTGTACCATCTTCAACAGCATATTGAAGATTAATTTTATCAAAATTTAAATCTACATCTTTTTCTTCTATTTTAGAAAGAGAAGATTTATCAGGAGATGGAGGTGCCCAGATAGCATTACTATTTTGATATTTATCTTTTAAATCTTTAACTATTCCTGGTACTGGATTAATATCATGCCTACCAAGCCGCAGTAATCCAATAGCACCTTCTAATGAACCAGTATTCCTAGCATCTTGAGGAATATTAGTTATCTCTCTTGTAAATTCCCCATTAGTAGTATTAGGAAATCCTTCTGAAGGAGGATATACTTTTTGAGTGGGGTTTTGGTATTTATCTATTGCCATTATACGTTCAGAGGTTATTTCTTCTGTGTCAAAAGTCTCTATTCCGGGCATCCAACCTGTATCAGAGATGGTATCTCCTTCTGCAGACTGCATAACTTCTCTTAACCTTTCCTGTGTCCTATTATTTATATAATCCTTAGTTACTTCACCAGTAGTAAAAACATCCTTACCTGTAGGTAAAATAGAATAATCAATTGATCCATACCTAGGTATATATTCTGAATACTGATCTGCATCTCTTAAAATTTGTCCCCTTTCTTCCCTGGGTTTTCCTTGTATTTCATATCTTATTAAGTTATCATAAGCATATGTATTACCTTTATTTCTCCCTTCCCCTTCAAATTCAGGAGTGGATAAAGGCATGCTCATCATATTTTCATTATAAGGATTAGTTTTACTTTTTGAAAAATGAGGATGATTATTCATAAATTTAGCAGCATCTATATAGCTATTATATAATTCTAAACTATCATTATACATTTGAGTTCTATAATCAAAATCTGCTTGGTCTTTAGCTACGTATGGTTTTACTTCCCCTCCATTGTCATATCTATTTATCTCTCCACCATGTTGAAAATTATATCTAAGACCTGCTTTAAAAAAAGGATTAAAAGTATTTGCTATTTCATTTTCTAAGCCTAGTTTAAGTCTTAATTGATCATTAATAGGAAAAGTACCTTCTATACCAGCATTCCCTTTCCAATATTTATTCCTAACCTCATTAGATATAGGAGTTATACCATAAAAACCTGCTCCTCCTTTTGGAGTATTAAAGCCAGCTCCTCCCATTAAATTACCTTCTCTACGTTGGTTTTGTAGCCACATATATTTTTCAAAAAGAGAAGGTTCTTTTTTTGGTAACTTTAAGTCAATCTTTTTTTCTTCCTTTTTCTTAGGCATAATTTTATTCTTGTTCAGTATTTAATGCTCCTACTCCTAATACTCCTGTTCCAACAACTCCTAAAGCTTTAATCTCTGCTTTTTTATCTTTCCAGTTTTGTGGTATATCAAATTCATACCAAGAGTTTCCTTTAGGGTCTGTTATTAATTTTGCTTCTACTCCTAAAGTTTTCTTAATCATTTTAGGAGCTTTATCATATTTCTTAAGTATAGTCTGATCAGATGAGCCATATACAGGAAGCTCTGAATCCAAATTTGCTTTTGCTTTTCGTATTCTATTATCTACGTCTGTTCTAATTTTGTCATATTCTGCCTTAGATAATTTCTGCCTACCTCTAGTAGTTCTACTAAAATATTGCGGAGGACTAACAGTATCATCTGCTACTACTATTCCTATTTTATTAGGCTCTTTGCTATTTCTGCCTATCCGTATAGTAGTTATCCCATTCTCATGGGTTATTACTCCTTCAGCAGACCTTAAGCTTTCGCTTAATTGTTCCTTAGTTAGCGGAGCATATCCTTCTATTTTAACCGCAGTTTCTGCTGTAGGGTATCTTACTTTAGATTTACCTGCAACAACAGCTTGGACTACACTTTCCTGAAGTAATCTTTCTTGATGATTTTTTCCTAATAATTGTTTTTGCTCCCAATTTTTTAATTCATTAGCACTCATTTTATTTATATCAGTTTGACCAACTAACATATCTTCATACGATTTTGGGGACATTATAGTACCATCAGGTAATTCATAATTACCATCTGGCAGTTTTCGTGCTTGTGATTGTATATCCGCCATATTACTTAGATGGTCCTTATTCATATCTAAACTTTTTAATGCTTGTTCTTTAGTATGTTTTAATCCTCCTGATTGATAAAAATCAGACTGAGCCTCCATTACATGAAATACATCCGGCTCATCTTTAGATACAAAACTTCTAGTATGACCTAAATCACTATGGCCTGGAAAATGATCATCAGCCCCTCTCCCAAAATTATCTTTATTACTAAATGTAGTAGACTCTAAAGATATCATATCATTAGGAACTCCTGGTGGTGCTGCTTGTACAGGTCTTCCAAACATATCTAGGTGAGGTTTAGGAAAAGGGACAGTATACCCTAAAGCTTTCATACCATGTAACGCATCTACACCAGTACTTCTTCTTTCTAATGGTACTAATTCTCTTGATACAGCATCTTTAAAATCATTATAGTCTATATTCTTTTGCCCAGCAAACTGTTCGTCTAATACTTTATTTATAATATATTTATCTGAAGCTGCTGTATTTCCTTTGTTAGCTAAACTCCTAATATTGTTTACGTTTATTTGGCCTGTTTTAGAAATTTGTTTTTCTAATGGGGAGCCCATCATAGTAGACCCCAACTGTAGTTGATTTCCTGGAACATTTATTGACCATGGTACTGGATATACATCTGGATGTGTTCCTGTTCCCACAAGGTTATACCCTTGTGACATAGGATGGGTACTTGATAAGGAACTATGAGGGAATTCTGTTGGCATAAGACCTTTCCACATATTATCTATTTGTTGCCCAACAGGAATCTTAGGTTTTGCAAAACCACCAACAGGATTTTTTCCCATTCCTCCTATAGGATTTAATGCATCTAATAGGAAGTTAGCTGGTTTTCCTAATCCTCTTATAGCAGGAGTTCCTGGTAGTAATGATGCCCAAAAGGGAACATAATCTGCTCTTCCTGAAGCTGGATATGCAGAAGGAGGAATGATACCCGTGGCAGCATACCACTCAGCTTCATCCTGTAATTTTTTTGTATAAGCATCATTTTCAAATTCTTGTGCTTCTGCAAAAACCTCTTCTGGTTGGTAAGCCTGCCCACCTCTCCAGTCTTTAGTCTCAGCTATCTTTTTATTATTTACAATAGTTTTAAATAATTCTCTTTCATAAATATCTTTAGGAGATGCTTCTCTGGCATAAGTAGATTCTATTTCAGAACCAAAGTCTGATATTGTAGGTAATTCCCCTAACCAAGATGGCTTTTTATTTTTTGGTGTTTTAGGCATATTATTACAAATCTAATATCTTATATTACATTGGCACATCCATGTAATGAGTTATAATATCGTGTATTACTAAACGTTTATCTTCATCATCTATTCTAGTGAATTCTAATTCTATTTGTATATTAGGATTTCTTAATCTACTATTTGTTCCACTAGTATCTCTAGGTATAGCAGTTCTCCAAGTCCTCATACGTCTTTGAACATTGACATCTGGAGTAAGAATAATTGTTCCTGTATTTTGATATTCATTAAAATATTTAGCTTGAGTAAGTGTCTCATTAAATACATCTGAACTATTTTCATCTTCTACTTCAGTAAAAAATTCAAGATTATTAAATACTTTAGTATGGTCTCCTTTAGGATTTATTATTAAATCTAATTTACAAGGAAAGTAAGTCTCATAAAATGTAGTTCTATCACTATGGTCATGTATGTATATAGTATCTTCTATAGGTAAATCACTATTTGGTGTAGTACCAATTATAATATCATTCTGAGAAAATATATTTCTACCATCATTTACATAATGTCTAGGAAAATGATCGTAGAAAGATGAGAAGGCATCTATGTTTTCATTGTAAACAATAGTTTCATTAAAGCTTCTTCCTTTAATTGCCTGAGATTGTCCCTCTTCTATATTAGAAACATATCTTTCTTTTGGATTACTATGAAAAGTCATAATGATTTCATTAAACTTATTATCATAAGTACCAGTTACTCCTTGAAATAGTATTGGATTATCAGTATTTAATAAACCATCTGCTACAGTATTATTAAAGAATGATGACATATGTTTAGAATTTGAGAGAATTTCTAGCTTATTAGAAAATCTACAAAACTTTCTATGTACAGCATCAAACCAATATATTGCTCCTACACCTTTAATAACTCCCCATTGATGAAAAGCTCCTGTACTATTAGAGATATAAGTATAGTCTGTTATGTTTCTACCTGTACCCATTTCAAGTTCTGCGCCATCAAGAGACTGAACAACTGCTCTTGGATTTACTGAAAGTTGTCCAAAGCCTTTATCTTGCCACCACATAGCACGGTCATTAAGTATGGCTAATTTATTAATAGGACCATATGCACCATCTACATCTTTATAGTTAAGAGGTTTTATAGAGCTCCAAGAATCAGAAAACTCCCCATTAGTCTTAGGTTGTGAGATATATACTCTAGTATCATACTCTGCTATTAGATTAGCTCCTTCACCAGTAATTAAATATTTCTGTAAAGTCTTTTCTCTATGATACATAATAGGTATTAAGTAGTCATCTTGTTTTTCTTCTCTTAAATCTATATCACCTCCAGCACCTTGAATAAGGTTATTAAGATGAAATCCTACTCTCATGTCTGTATTAATAATACCACAAATAGGATATATTTTACCTATAATAGGAGTGGCTACTTCAGACTCTACTCTTTCTCCAGTAGCAGGATCTCTTTCAGAATAGGAATAAAGTTTCTTTTCATCAAAGGCATTTATATAAATATCTCCTCCATATACCTCAGAACCTACATCAGAATCATCAGGGTTTACTCTAGCATAATGTCCAGTACTAATGTATTCAGTATTTAATATATCATTGTAGGTAGCCCCTCCATATTGTTTATCTAAGAATCTACATAAATCTACAATAGCTGTTGCTCCTACTCTAGCTATTCCCCCAAACAAAATTGGTGTACCAAAACTATATGCCCCATATGCCCCATCATTATTAGTTTGAGATTGATTATTATTAGGACTCCATCCACGAAAACAAGAATTACCAAGAAGCTGAAATAATTTAGTATTAGTATTATGTACTATAATAGTCTGACATCCTGGAGAAGCTAAAGTACCTTCATTAGTTGGATTAAGAAGAGGAAGTATTAAATATCCTCTATTATCAAAAGTTGTATTTCCAATATCAACTTTAATTTGATTAGCTCCAATTTTTAAAATGTCAGTAATTTTTCCATCTCCGTAAGCAGCATTAGTAGATGTCCCATTTATAGCAAATTCATGTCTTTGAAATCTATCTACTACATTAATATTAGCTAATGATTTAGAATATCTAGATAGATCATTTCCCACTAATGTAGGAGTTACATCAGGAGTTTCTGCATCTTCTGCAGTACATATTTGAGAATATCCTGCTACGGGTTTAAAATAGTAAGCTTCCCAATCTGCATCTCTATCATCATCTACATAGTCATCTACTTTGGCCCCACTTATAAATTTAAGGTCTGGAGAATCAAAAGTAGCATATCCCGGAGTTGTTATGTCTGGAGTATTATTATTAAGACCATCATCAACTCTAGTATAATTATATAAAGTATTTCTTCTGTTATCTGAATCACTAGGAGTAGGGTCAGGTACTGATGCTTCTCTTACTTCATTTAAAGCTCCTTGTGCAATAATAGTTCTATCTTTCTCTCTTCTAGGGGCTCTAACAATAGAGTATCCTGAAATTTGGTCAGAGATACTAGATACATCTACATCAAACCTTATTCCTAAAGCAGTTCCCATAGTAGCATTTTTTCTAAAAAGATCTGTAGATAAAGGAATATTAGATATAGGATCTGTTGAAGGCCCTGCTTCACTATGAAATTGTGCAGAATAACTTGTATTGCCAGATACACTATAAATGTCTCCATCAGAGGGCATACGTATATCTCCAATCCATTTAACTTCAGAAGGTCTTCCAGTAAGAGAATAAAAGACAATACCAAAACGGTAAATTTCATCTTTCATATATCCTTTAAAATATCCTTCAATTCTATTGTTTTTATAGTTTTGAAATCCTGGACCAAAGTCTGTTACAATAGTTTCATCAGCTCTTTGTCTTAAAGGGTAGTTTAATGTACTCTGTATTGGAGAATTAACTATTGGAGTTCTGTCTGGATATAATGGAGTTCCATCTCCTATATTAAATTCTTCATTACTAGGAGCAGCTTCTCCAGATTGGTCAAGTACTAAATTCCTTCCAATAAATCTATATGAGATATTAGGACCTGTTCCTCCAATAAGGGCACTATCTCTTTGATATCTATATGGATTAGTACGTACATCAGTCCTATCATCATTATGAGGATTAATAACATCTTTCTTTAAATCTACGCCCCAATTTTTTTGACCATACGTATATGCAGGAAATATATAAGTCTGAGTAGTATCTGCTCTAAATCTATATGCTCTAGCATCAAAGTCAAGAGAAAAAGCCGCCTGCTTAATATTTCCAAACAATAATTGGTTGTCCTTAACCGCCATTGTTTTTACCCTTTCAAAGTCTATGTCATAAGTAAATAAGTCAATTAATTGAACTTTTTGTTTATCTCCTAAAGAAGATAAAGTAAATTCAAAAGTAGGGTCATTACTTAATAACTGTTCTTCTACAAGGTAAGCGAGATAGTTATCAGGGTCTTTTTCATAAATTGCATAAACATATATTTTATCATATCCCTTTGGGATATTTGGTACAAGGTATCTTAAAGATTTATTACTTCCTACAGTAGTTAGTGGATAATTTATATTTTCAGCATTAGTATCTACTCCTCCTGAATTAAAATCATCACTAGTTATAGGAATAGCTGCAGAAATAGGAGCAGTTGTAGTAGTAGAGCCTCCAAATTTTTCTAGTTTATATGTAAGATATAATATTCCTGTAGGTAATGCTCCACCATCTTGTTCTTCTAATCCTGCTAAAGCTGGATGTAATTGAGCTTTATTATTTAATAATAATTCATCAGGAAATAATGAAAAAGAATTTGGATTAATAACATCTATCTTTCTAGGAGGACTAAAATTATCTGTCCAATATACTAATTGCTTTTCTACATTTTCATAATTACCTATAGCTTCTATAGGATGCTCAAGGCTAAAATTTAATTCACCATAATAAGCTAAAGTTAATGTATTAACTTCAATAGGAAATTCTACATCATATTCTAAAATCCATATCTGCCCCATACCTGCTTGGTCTTGCGCAGTAGAAGTATCATTAATAGTAAATAAAATTACTTTATCTCTTATATTAGTAGAACCTATTATAGTAAAGTTTTTTTGGTCTTTAATGACTTTAAAAATACCATATTCCGCAGGACCAGTTTGCATTAAAGGATGTATAGGACTTTCTATTATTAGTCTATCACTAGTAGCAGAACGGTGTAAAATAAACTGTTGTTCAGGAGGTAAGTTATTACTATAAGTAGTTACAGCACTTTCTATGTTATCTAAATATTTTTTAGGAGTATCAAACTCAGATAGAATATCAATTACAAAAGGACTAGCATAAGGAGCATAAAAGACAATTGGACCACTACTAATAGGATTCAACATAATTGTAACTTGCTCACTATTTAAAGTGCCAGAATCTTCATAAGCTTTTTCAGAGGGAACTATTTCTAGAAATCCATTTAATTCTGGAAAGGAAACTTTTGGAAAGTTACCTTTAATGTTTTCCATAGCTCCCGTAGATAATCCAGTATCTGTGATAGGGCGTAGGTTTCTAGAATCTTTATATTGGTTTTGAGGATACTTCTGTTTAGAAGTATCTTGGTTCATTCCTTTTATAAAAGTATTCTTATGCCCTGCCATTATGTTATAGAGTTATGAGTATATTGAGCAGACGGGTCTCCCATGTATTTAAAGCCTGTAGCATGTTGATGTAAGTTAGGAATTAATCTAACAAAAGCATTTTTCCAAGATTCCATCTGATCTACAGAAGGCATAGCTGCAGCTGTAGTTGCGGCTCCCATATACCAATCTCTTTGTGTTTGTAAATATTGAAATTTATCTGCAGTCATTTTACCTTGTATCCAAAGTTTTTGTCCTATTTTTTCAGCTACATATGCTTTAGCCCCTTGTATATATTTAATATCATCAGGAATCATTGGCATACCATCAAGGTCTACAGGAAATGCCATATAACTAAGATCTACATTACCTTCTTTAAAGTTAGTAAAAATATAGCAATCATTTACAGAGTATGTAAGAGTAGTGGCACAATTGTCTTTTAAGGCACTTTGAGATTCTATTAAAGGGCTATCAATAGGTAATGATGTTGTACTATCAGGAATGTTAGCTTCAGCTTTCTCAGCGCCTTTATGAAAATTATCAGTAGTATGCCTCATAGGAGCTTTGCTTTTACTATCTCTTGCTTGTACTATATATAACATATCATTAGGTAATTTACCTCTATAGTCCTTTATAATAATAGGACAAGGATTACCTATTTCTTCATTACCATCAGTATTTCTAGAAATATATTGTGAAGGAGATGCTACTAAATCCATAAATTCCCCTAACCATTCTGCAATGTTTATCCATTCTACTTCATGAGTCCATCCATAATCTCTAAAAACCCCTTCTATGATTCTATCTATTTTTACGTATTTTCCGTTTAGTGCCATAGTATATTATTTTTTTTCTACTTTTTTCTCAAAGAATCTCCAAAGGAATCTTACAAACAATCCACCCATACCTCCAACAAAGCCCAATAAAAAGGCTTTAAATAAATCTTCGCTAAATACTAGCACACCCGTTGTGAATAGTTGCCCTTGTCCCCAAGCAATTAAACATCCTATTTTATCTTGATAATTCATTTTTAAAACACTTTATATAATACAAAATTAGCTGAATAAATATCATCCCCAAGATTTAACACATTCCATTGAACAGTAATATCTAAAGTGTTACTTGCTGTTGTATCTATTGGCTGAACATCTTGGAAAATGTAACCGAATACTTGTCTGTTATTGTCTTTAGTATAAGCAAAATTACCATTAGTGCATATTGTTCCTGTTGCTCCTATTACTGCTATTGTAAAATCTAACTCAAGCTCCCAACCTTGATTTGTTGCAGTATCTAAATCAAAAACTCCCGTAGAAGCAAGAATAGTTGTTCCTGTTTTTATTTTTATAGTAAATTCACTTCTACCACCGCCTCCTGTTGCATTTATTATTCCTCCCATCTTGCCATGAAAGGAATCTCCAACAGCAAAAGCGTTTGCAGGAATAGAAAGAGAGCCAACTCCTGTTCCTACAATAGACTGTTCTCCTACTGTGTTTATTGTTGCACTATTTGCTGTCTGAGCATAATTTCCTATTGAGCCATTACTTGCTGCCGTTATTCTACCATTAGCATCAACAGTTATATTTGTAAGCATATAATCTCCAGGAGTAACAGCAGTATTGATCAAATCTGCTGTAATATCTTGCCCTGTAATGGATAAATCTATGTTAGATGAATCTGTTACTGTTGCTGCATCATGCCTTTTAGATGTATTTAATACAATATCAGCATTCTTATCCCCTTCTAAAACTGTTCCAGCAATAGTTCCAAAATCTTTATTAAAAGCAGTATTCTTAGAAAATGCAGGCTCTCCACTTAAATTAGTTAATGAAGTAGCTGCATCAGCAACATCTGATAAATTATTTGTAGAAAGTAAATCACCTGATGCTGGAGGATTAGCTAATTGATTAACTGTTACGCTATCAGTACCATCTGTAATACTACCACTAACATATACATCAACAAACCATCCTTTAATCCATTTTTTTATAACAGAACCTATATTGCCCTCTGAATCATTATTTGGTACTATATTTCTTGTAGCCATATTATAATACTTTAGGGGTTAATCCATCTCCTAATAATCTAAAAAATATGTCATTTACTCCAATATTATTAGGAGTTAAATCTCCTGTAACTAAATCTAATGTAAAAAGATTATCTGTTAGTATAGAAGGTATTACAGGCAATGGAGTTAAATCTCCATCTGCGCCTATTGCAAAATAACTAGTTTCTTCTACTACAGGAGTTACTTCTGTTACTTCACTAATTTCAGCTTCTACTATATCAAGAGCTCTTTCAAGCTCTAGTACTTCTTCACTAACAATTTTTAATCTTCCTGACTTTGTACCTACAAAGGTTTCTCCATCAAGAGATGCATATCTTCTATTAAACTTTGCTAAAGCTTGTTGGTGTATAACTTGTATTTCTTCTTTACTGTACATTACATATAAAAATCTCCGTCAAACTCTTCATCTTTTATTAAACTAGCTAATTCCCTTTTATTAGTCCTAGAAGGAATAAAGCAATATGCTGACTTATTAATACAATTAGAACGGTAATTACTGAAATACCACTTATACTGATAGCCATCAGAATGCTCATTAGTATGATAAACCAATTTTTTTTCTGATTTAGCTTTTTCATTATCTTTCCATAATTCTTTAGTAGCTTTCCAATTAGGACTTAGATTACCTATTATCTTTCCAGTTTCTTCATCTACTTTATAATGTGCTTTATATTTTTTTATCCTTATTATACCTAATCTAAAAGGTAAGATATATTCAAAAGCATTTTCAAGCATTTCTTTAGAAATAGCTTTATTAAAATCATTTAATATTACAGAGTATGTACTTGAGGATACTGGATTATCTACAGATTTTTTATAGAGCTTGTACATTGAAGGTCTTCCATGATCAACAGTAACTTTTCTAGGCCCTCTCTTTTCCATCATTAATGTGTTATTGCATCAGATTTAGCATTATTACTAACATCTGCTTGTTGTATCTCTGCTTGTGACTCTATCATTAAGTTACTTTTCAGTATTGACTCTTTCATAGTTGGTATCATCCAAGATTTAATAGGGAATTCTGAATCATCACTATAGCAAGGTTGGTCAGTAGTACAATCTTTAAAGCCTGCTATTTCTTCAGGGTCTTCAAATACTCCCCTAAAGGTAAGTGCTTTCATACTACTATATGCAGGATTTTTAGAATAAACATATAAATATCCATCATGTAAAAAAGCATATATCATCTTAGTATTAAAACGCCCACTAGCTAACCAGGGTACTTGAAGATAGTCTACATAAGAAAATGATTTTTTCTTTTTATTAACAGGACCTACTCTTAATATAGCCTCCTTATGGTGGAGCTCAATAGTTTTAGGAATTTTTTTCTTAGTTCTTAGAATAGGACAATCTAAATCTATATCACAACAATCAGAAGCATCTACTTCTTCAAGGTCTGCACATACTGTTTGTATTAAGTCACTATCAATAGTTCTATTCTTATTAAACTCATTACGTAACCATAAAGACCTTTGATTCTTAATCCAAAACTTAATCTGTTCTATTTCTATATCAGAATCATCTGAAATTTGAGGTCTTACTATAGTTAGTAAGTCATAGGCTATTTCATTTAATGTGGCCATAATCTACAAGTATAAACAATTACTGTTTTAGTTTAAAGGATAACTTCTTTGAAAATGTAATGTTGTGTGTTTGGTTTAGTAATCCATATCTATAAGAATACATATACCCTTTAGCTGTACCTACCCCTATTACAGGGCTTAAGTTAAAGGCTTCCATACTACCACCTACTTCTCCACCAACAAATAAGAAAAGTTTCTTTTTATCAACTACCGTGTTATTTTCTATAATAACAGTATCAATTCTCCATATATATTTAGGAAATAAAGGAGTGTAGGTGAAGTCCTGTGATATCAGGACCCCCTCTACTTTAGATTTAATCACCCCCTTTATTAATGAATCTTTAACTTCAGTATTATATTCAGCATAAGTTTGTACAATAGCAGAATCACCTTCCCATATAGTATCATGTATATATACAGGTGTAGGTATTGTTACTGTTGTATATATAGGAACACTAGGTAAGAAGACAGTATCTATAGATGTTATTCTTAAAGTATCTGTAGTATAAGATAATGTATCTGTAGTAGATATTGAATTACCATTATTTTTTTTAGAAGGACTACACTCCTGGAGGAATAGTACATATAACAATAGGCAAGCTATCACTATGTACGTTAGTTTTATAGATTTTAAATAGTCTAACATCCCTTTTAGATTTTATACTATACATCAAAAAAGTAGATCTTTGGATTTTGCGGATTAGAATATACATCCAAATGTAACCACGAAATAGGAACACCATTTTTCTTATGCTCCAAGCGGATTTTATACGGAAATAATTCTTCATTCTCTTTAATCCAGTTCCTAGCTGCTTCTGCTTCCATACCTGTTACAGTTATGTCAACAGCTTTACCAGTAACGTGTGCAGAAAGATATAACTTACCTGCAGCAGTTTTTTTACTTACTATATCACATATGTTAGTACGCAAACCTCTTTGTTGCTGACTACCTCCCCATTTCCATGAGTTAATAGACATGCCTTTGTTTATTCCTTTTCTTAAGATTAGTACTGTTTCTAGTAATCTTGGGCAAAGAAATTGCCAGCATCTATCTCCATATTTTGCAAAGGTAGTGTTATCTACAAATTCTTCAATACAAAAAAATTCTTTTATTTCCTCTATAATCTCTTCATCTGTCATAATACTATTTATTAATAGTAAACATATTAGTCATAAACTTACCTACTACTCCAATAAATAAAGATAAGTAAGATAACCAATCCATATCAGCACCAATAGCTGATGCAGTTACCATTGTACTTACTCCTAATAAAGAGTCTCCAAGCTTCTTAGCTAATGCAGGTGTTGGAGACATATATGCTTGTAAAGGGCTTAATTTTGCTTTAAGTTTTTTATTTTTCATAATAGTTAGTTTTATTTTTAAGTTTAATCTGCGGTATATTCAAATGTTATAAACCCTCTGTTATATGAAGTAGTAGAATATGCTGCATTAGCAAATTCTCTTAAATCTGTTCTAGATATTTGTATAGTACTAGAGTCTATAAAAGTAACACCTCCGTCTATTAACCCTGAATAGTCACTTACAGATGCTAATGGTACATATTTAGAATCAGCATCATTTCTTATAATAACGTTAAGAGTTTTTATTGTCTTCCATTCTGTAGCACTTAATCCGTGAAGAACATTCGCAAAGCGGTTTCCTAACATATTCCAATCACCAATATTTAATGTTAATGTAGTTAAAAGACTAGCAGCTGGTATAGCAGAAATTGCAGTAGCAACTGCTGAAGCAGTATCTCCTTTAGTTACATAACCAGAAGATGTGGGTATAAATGTAGCTCCTATTCCTAAATCATCAGGAATAATAAAAGTTAAAGCCCCATTAATAGTAGCTCCACCAGCAGCTGTTATTGTTGTAGTATTTCCTAAAGTACCATTAAGATTAGTTATTTCATAAATAGATTTAGAAAAAGCTATTCCTGTAGCTACTGTAGCAGGGTCTGGTAAAGTAATTGTTCGTGCTCCTGCATAAGTAATGTATTTAATACCTCCATCACTTCCTGCAAATACTGTAGCAGCAGCATTAATTTCTTGTGAATTATATACTGTCCCTTGTAGTATATCTTGTACTCTTGCTGGAGTTACAGCTACAGAAGTATTAGTCATAGCTATAGACTCTGCTGTAGTGGCTTTACGTATAAGCCCTTCATCAGTTTCTGTAGCTAAAGATACTTTATCTGTAATAAACCAAGAGGTGCCTCCTGCAGTGGCTAAAATTGTACTTTCTCCATCTGTTCCTAAAACAAGAGATGTAATACCATTAATAGTATCTCCTGCAAAAGGGACAATAGTTATTTTATTAGTTTCTGCATTAAGTCCTGAGTCAAATATAACATACTCTATTCTCTCTGGATCACTTAAAGAAGATATCTGAGGTAAATTAAGAGTTGTAGGAGCTGCAGCAGTATGATCTACTTTAATCCTACCTACCATATCTTCAGTTATATTAAATGGAGTAGAAGCTACTGCAGTTTTCTTATATATTTCTTGTTTAATCTTAGCTCCTACATATGCAGTAGTAGATAGTAAAGTACTTTCATTTGTAGCTGCAGCAGTAGTAGCAGTAGCTGCTGCATCTAATACAGGAGCTACATCATCTAATTTAGATGCTGCAATAGTATCTACGTATTGTTTAGTAGAATAATGCAATGCATTAATAGGGTCAGCATTAGCAGTAAGATATCCAGTCATAGTATCTCCTGCTTTTAAAACTCTATTTCCTTGTAGAGCTGTTACTTGAGCATCATTAGAGAGAATATATGCAGCTAATGCATCACTTACTACTTGAGTAATATCATCTCCTGTTGTTTTATATTCTGTACCACCTATACGTAGAATATATTCCTCATTACCTGTCAGAGGAGTAGTTGCTGGTGGAAAGGCGCTTATTAATGTCATGAGTTCTATTTTTAAATTTTTAAGAGTAATTAGTATTTGGGGCTGTAGCAGATACATTAGTATTTCCTAAATTAGGAATGGTTATACCAATTACCCCAGTACCAAAAGTAGTTGTAATAGGATCTCCTGCAGTGTCAGTAACTTCTCCTGCTTCTGTAGGTGGATCTATTTGTCCTATGTAAGTAATTCCTTTTGGTTGCCAACATAATCCTGTAATATTTGATACATTATTAAAAAGTTTATCTAATTGGGATTCCTTTAAACAATTAACTACACCATCTTCTGCTTCAGAAGTTATAGGAGTATAACAGCTCATTGCATTCATAGCTCCTGAGAGATATTCTAAATGCATAATATATTTAGTACTTAGTAATTCTCCATAATTATAATGGTTTGTAATTTTTGTAGTTTGAGCACACATCCACAAAGCTATATCAGTTCTGCGTCTAAGTAGGTCATTACTATTATAATATTCCATTACGTAATCATTAAGTGAGAAATATTAACATATCTATTTAGTGTAGTCTTTGTACCTTCTCCTCCACCTCCACTAGAATCTACTATTCTAGCAGTAACTAATAGTATTTCTTCTGTAACAGGAACATTAGCAGGTATAATAGTTAAATCTGATATTTTCCAAGAGGAATCTCCTCCATTACCATTAACAAAATGTGATGCAGGTGTTTGAGCAACAATTATATCATCAGTAGTGCTATCAGATTGGTTTATATTTAATAAAGTTATTCTCACTTTTAAATTTTTACCCTCACTATTACATTGAGTAAGTACTTTAACAGAGGTCATAGCTCCTGCTAAAGTAGTTCCTGGGAATATTAAGTGTCCTACAGAAATATCTTTATTAAGAGTAGCTACAGTAAATCCTCTAGTATCATAATTTCTACCAAAAGATATATCTGTTCTAATAATACCATCAGGTCCTTTAGGTCCTATTTTTGGAAGAGGTTGTTCTATCCAACTACTGCCATCCCATTCAAACCATACTCCTGTAAGAGAGTTTAGCCATTTATCATATTTTGAAGGAAATATAGCTCCTGTGTTACTAGGAAGAGAATTTCCTTGTTCATCTTTACCAGTTACTTGAAATCCTCTAGTAGGATCAAAAGGAACATATACCCAATTATTACCAGTAATTCCACGGTCACCTCTAGGTCCTCTTGGACCAGGTTTACCATCAATGTTAGAACAACTAACAGCATTATTGGTATTTGTGTATACTGATCCCATTAAGCTCTAAGTTCAGTGGCATAAAATTTTACAGCATTTCCTTTTCCTAAAGAACTTGCACTAGCTTCTACATAACAATTAGTAGCTCCTACAGGGAAACTTCCTAAATTAGATACTTCTTCTATAGAATATGTATCACCAGAACCTGCTGCATTAGAAATAGTTGGTATAGTATTAGTTCCTATAATAACTCTAGTTCCTGAACTTGTGATATATCCTAAATTAAAAGTAATAAGACTGCCTCCACTAGCACTATAATAACTTAAAGCTACTCTCCATGTTTGGGGAGTAAAGTCATTAGTTCCTGGAAATATAAAATGTACTAAAGTTTTAAAAGAATCTGGGTCTGTTAATGATACATAAGCATCATCATTTTCTTGGATATTAACATCTATCTTGCTAGTTCCTGAAGGTCCTTGTAGTCCTTGTTGCGTATTACCAGGGTATCCTTGAGGACCTATGACTCCTTGAGGACCTTCTGGACCTACTGGTCCTTGTGGTAAGTTAAAATTATCTGCACAATTTGTATCTTGAGTAGCCATGTTAACAACATTTATTACAATAATTACTAATAATTTTTAGTGTATCTGTAAATTTAACAGAGTCCCCACATCCTCCACAAGCTTTTGCTACTTGTAAATAGGCAGAAGCTTCTAAAGCTTGTGCTAATTGAGTACCATCACAGTCACATAAATCTACATCACAAAGCATATTATTTACACAACACCTTGCTCTTCCAGAAATAAAAATCTTTTGAATATCTGTAACCATACTAACTTCTCCTGGAGTAGTTACTTCATAAGTAACATTCCAAACACCATCAGGTAGATTACTGTCTGTACCTATTCCTAGGTCTTGTCCTTTAACAATATACTCTACATTTTTATCAAAAGTAGGAAATCCTGAAACAGGAATAAGCATATCTATAGGAACTTCTACTCCACCAGGGGGAGTTATTTTTAAAGTAACAATAGTAGCATCTGCAGGTAGGTCATTAAGAACGCCATATCCCCCAGGATTGCTTACCGCATTATAGAGACCAGTGGTTTCTGTAAAGCGTAATTCTTTGGTATTATCACTTTGTCTTATGTTAAAATCTAGTTGTAATCCCATAGTAAGGTGTTAAAGTTTATAAAAATATATAAAAACCCAGAGAGAGTGTGTCTCTCTCCGGGTATATTTTATAACACCTAGTATTACAATAATAAACTAAGAGGGGTATCAGATGGAGCACCAGTATCTCTGTGAGACATTTTTCCAGTGTTATTCACCATAGCAGCTTCAATGTTTTGCCATACTCCGTTAGATGCAGCAGCATCAGTCATATAGTCTATTCCATTTGGAGAATAGATAGTGATTTGCTTAGGTGACGCAGGATTAGCTCCTAGGCCAGTTAAGTTACTATCTTCTACCCAACGTACAGTTGTAACGTCATAAGTAATAGCAGAGTCTGCATACATAGCAGAGGTAAAGATTACTGGTTCTCCCATACGGAAGTACTCACCTTCAAATCCTCTAGCAAACCATTCAGCTTCTGACGCTTGCTCATAAGTACCAATACCTTTGTAAGCATTAGCCTCTCTTTGAGAAACAGTTACATCAAAACCATTAAGGATTAACTCCCAACGTGCTTTTTTGTATTGTTTTTTACCTACTAAGAAAGATAAAGGTTTAGCAGTCATTAATATTCCAGTATCAGCAGTATCTGCTATAAGAGCTGTAACAACAGTACTAGTTGTAGAAGCATTAGTTGCTTCTTGAAAAGGATAGTCCAAAGTTAAAGTAACTCCGCTTGCTCCCACAACTTTATATACAGAATCTGTTAATGTAGCAGACACACGTACGTAATCTCCAACAGCAACATTACTAGCTGCAACATTACCTACTACTGTTTTACTTCCTTTAGTAAAAGTTAAAGTAGTAGCTCCAGTAACAGCAGAACCAGCATTTCTCATTAAATGTTGAAAGCCAATATAATCTTCTGCTTCTCTTGAGAAGTTCTCAATAGCAGATTTAGTTAGATTATGCGTAACATCATCAGAATTAGGAGTAGAACTCCCTGACTGATATTGAAAATGCTTAATATAACGTCCATCAGTGTTTGACGTAAGATACTCTTGTATCATTACATCTACCATGTAAAGGTTATTAGCAGTTAAATCTCCAGCGTCAATAACTCCTCCTGCTCCGTTAAAGCCAATAGAATCTTGTTGCTCTACAGCAACTTCTAATCCTCTTGCTTTAGCTACGGTCACTTTTGCAGGTGAAATAGCTTCTGAGACAAATTTTGCTTTTCCATTAGGGCCTCCAATAGCTATAATAAAACCAGCATCAGCAGGAACTGCTCCGCTAGTATTGTATACATTGAAGACTCCTATTTGACCGTCTGCAAGGTCGCTAACACTGTTAGCAGGAGGTGTTGTGCCTGCAGGAAAATTTTTTCCTACTAATACGTAATCTACATTTCTTGTGGTTGTAATTCCCATTTTAATTTAATTTAAGTGAAACAATTGTATTTAATTTAATATTTATTTTTATTTATTTTAAGCTACTATAGCATTATATAAAGAAGTAACTATCCAGGATGCTAAATCATCATCCCACATAAGTTCAGCGTAATCTCCTAAGTCATTAAAGGTAACTGTAGTACCTCCTACTAATGCGGAAGGAGTTACAATAGCTGTATCTCCTGCTGCTACTTCTTCTGTATATAATAATTTTAGTACTCTACCATCAGTAGCTGCGCCTAATGTAAAAGCAGCGCCAGTTATTAATGTAGTTATTTTAAAAGCACCATAATCTGGAGAAATAACTCCTGAAGATCCTGTTCCTCCGCCATAACCTACTCCTCCATTAAAAGCAACTGTTCCTAAGAAATTATGATTAACTCCCGCACTAAAGCTAACAATATTAGAAGTAGATGTCATAGTATTAACTCCTCCTACATAAAATTGTAACACATCATCAGCAGAAGTAGACATATAAGTATCTCCATCTACATCAAAGATTAATTTCCCTGTTGCTAAAGCATCACTATTAAGATCTACATTAGTATCTTGTAATAATACACCATCAATAGTACATCCTACACCTGTAGTATATTCATTAATAATATCATAAAGACCTGTACCTGGAGTTCCTCCACCGTCAATAGTATCTATAAAATCTACTAATTCATTGAATTGTTTGGAGTAGACTTTAAATCTACCGTCACCTATACTTGGTAGGTGGTTTCCATCATTTACTTTATATTTCTCTAAACTCATTTTATTTGGTTTTTAATTAATAATCTAATCCACAACCTCCATATTTTCCTCTACTATTGGTAATAACTGCTTAGAATCTCCTTTTTCTTCATTAGTTAATTCTTTTATCCAATGGTTACATTCAATAATTCCACCTTCTATTCTATTTAAATTTGTCTTAGTTTCTTCTAAAGCATTTAAAAACTTATTTTGTAGTTCTTCTTGTTGCTTTTTTACTTGTAACAAATCTTCTTTTTTCTTATTTACTTTTTCTATATTCATAGTTAGTAATTATTCTGCTGCTTTTTGTTCATTTACTTTAAGTTGATATAATTGAGGATCTGTAATCCCTGTTGCAATTCTCACTGCTATATCAATAATTTCATCATGCACAGATGGATCAAGCTCACAATCTATAGCATTTGTTATGCTCATTTCTCTAGGTATTTTCAAATACCGTACATAATATTTATCTATAGTATAATCTACACTAGTAATAATTTCATGCCTTAAATGATCATTATTTACTCCTTGTGTAAAATCCCTACTAAAATCTAACCGCCAAGCTACATCTTTACTAGGTTTTTTAAAAGGATTCTTTGCATTAATATTATACTCATCATGAGTTACTGGCTTTACTCTAATCCTTGTATTATTAATACAAACATCAGTAGATTTTGCTAGTATATCCTCTCTAAGAGTATATAAAAATCCTGTAGGTAAATCAAAGAACTCACCATTAGGAGATACCCCCTCTTGGTTAGAAAGATTATCATCCCCACCAGAGATTGTTACATCTCTAGTGAGTTCTGATAAATCTTTTCTTCTTTTCTCAGTTTCTTCTACCCCTTCACCATATTGGTTTCCCTTATAGTTATAACGGTTTTTCACAAACTGAAGTTGTGCTTTATTTAAAAACGTAGTAATCTCAGAGTCTGTATACCCAGGTGCAGCAAGATTAGTAATCTTATCATATAAGACTAAAAATACTTCTTTCATTTGGGCAACATTCATGACTACTTAGTGTTTTCTATTCTAGTTTTTATCCTAATAACTTCTTCACTATTAACTGGATCATCCATATAAGCAACTACTGCTTCAAGATTATTACCTATTGGTATATCTTCTGGAGTAGTAAAAAGCAATCCATTTCTTTTAATAGCTCTTGCTTTAAGAGCATTATTTATAAGAACTTTTTTATCATAATTAGGGTCTTTAGATAATTTTAAGAAAGTAGTAAGATCTGAATCTACTATTTTCTCTATCTCAGATATAAGAAATTTTTGTTTAGCATTAGGAGCAACTTGTTTTCCTCCTGGTTTCATAGTATAATAAATACTTAAGAAATCTTTCATCTTTTCTGGAGAATGATCAATCTTACCAAAAAACTTGTAAGCATCTTTCTTATTAGAAGCCGCTGTAACTCTTTCTTCATCATTATGACCTTCTTCAACAATAGCAAATTTATAAGTTCCCTTTTTAAATTTATCTTCTGCTGAAGGAGCTATAGTCTCTGTATTAGTTAAAAGTATTTTATAAGTTATATAATCTTTAGCATTATTTAAGTCTAAAGGCTTAACTTCATCTCTTAATTTAACACGAACATCTGTCCAATAATTATCATCTTTCTTATGAACATTCAAATCTCCTTTATTAAAGGCTAGACCTGAAGCATCACTTTCAAAGAACTCTCTTTCCTCTTCTGTTAGAGGGTCTACAAAAGAACCCGTTCCCGGATGTTCTTTTACAGTAAAATCCCAATAAGCTTGGTTATGTAGGAATGACGCTGCATGTCCATCTGGTAACCAACCACCTTTTCTTCTAATTGGAACTACCATAACTTGTTTGTTTGGTAGTTGAAAAGCTTTTTTTATCTCTTTTTCCATTTTCCTATTTTTAATTTATTTTATTCTTCTCCAAAAATATTAAAAAAAGTACCGAAGTTTTACCTCCGGTACTTATTATATTATGCTAAGATACTAGGTATCAAAGTAGCAGTTCTTGATGGGTCCTTAACCATAGTACCACAAATAGTTGCTCTATGGGCAGTATAGCCATCAGTAGCATTACTCATGATATTTCTTTCTCCACTTCTAGAGAATGGGTGTCTAAGACCTGGCTCATATCCCCAGATATCTTCTTGACCTTTAACGTATACTTTACGGATATTTGGTTCTCCATCAGTAGTACCTACGTCAAGGATGTCATATCTGTAAGATTCAGCAACACCACCATCTGGGTGATATACTTTATTACGCTCTCTATCATCATATAGTGAATCAATAGATAAGTTTACTTGGATACCTTGAGGTCCCATGTACTCAATGAATTGTCCACCATATCCTAATGGTAATTTAACAGAAGACCCGTTAATACCTCCACCAGCTTTATACATTCTATCTTCGTTGTATAGTGGTGTGAATAATTGAGCATTATCTTGAACAGCTTTGTGGAACTGTACAGCCCCTCTTTCACCTGTTCTTAGTACAAACTCACGTCTATCTCCTGGAAGTTTACCTTCTGACAAATCTAAAAGAATGTCAATTAAGTAATCAATAGAGAAATTAGAGTAGAAAGATGTATTACTAGCTTCCATTTGTTGACGGATACCAGCACCTTGTTTCTTAATGTGTCCTGACTTACCAAAGTTTTTGTAAGTACCATCTGAAGCTTTGTTAGCTTTAGCATACATTAACAATCTATTTTTTTCCTGACGGAATTGATAGTCAAATTGGTAGTCTTCATACTGGGTCCATGTAGAGTGAGTATTACCTTTTTCATCTTTCCACATAGTGGCAAAAGGTCTGTCAATCATATTTCCTGGAGCAGAATGCTGCATTCTAATCATTGTAAATGCATTACGCATTTTGAATGGAGAAACAAAGTTCACCAATCCACCTTTCTTAGAAAGAGTTTGTTCTACCAAAGACCAGTCTTTAGAGAATCTCTTACCTTGAGCAAGCTCATCAAAAGGAACAAATAAATCAGGGTCACCTGTAATAAGTTTACATCTATATACCCATGCACTTCCTTCAGGAGTAGGGTCAGCAATTACTTGCATAGAATAAACTTCATTTTTCTCACCAACAATCACATTCTCATCTGAGAACCATTGCTCTGGGAATACTAATTCAAACTCCGAAAAGTTTTTTCCTGCTTCAGAAGTTCCGTCAACAGCAACTCCAGCAATTCTTGCTTCAGTTAAAGGTACGTTCTTCTTTGCACTTCCAATCAAGTCCCAAGTGTAGTCATCATCTGTGTCAAGAGTTAATGGACTAAACTGGCCTAAATAAGTGTCAAGATCTAAACCAAAATTTGTTTGGTATATTCTTGTCATCAATTTAGATGCAGATTGTGGGTTTGATTGATAGATAGCCCCCATATGGTTTTTGGTCGTAAGACCTGTCCAAGCTTGGGCTTCTGTCATTTGAAATGGACTAATTTGTGGCATTTTATTGTTATTTAATTGGGTTTATAATTTCTTTTTATTATTTAAACATAGAGTTAATACTAGACATTAAATCTTCTTCAGCTCCATTTATACTAGGTATTTGTTTAGAACTACCTGTAGTTCTAGAAGGAGATGATTTAAGAGTCTTTGCTAATTCCTTAGTTGCAGAAGATTTAGCATTTTTATTTAATTTACTCCAATCAGTAAATCCTTTAGTAGTTTGGGCTAAATATGTTACTGCCATATCAAATTTTAAAGGGTCTTCTTCTCTTAAAGCCATTACATAAGGTATAGGTTGTCCTTGAGCATCTTTTCCTACTACTTGTGTCATGTTTGCAAATAAATCATTTTTAGCTTTTTGAGTTAAACTCATTCCAGGAATGACTTCTTCTGTATTACTAATAGTATCTTCTATGTATTTAATTCTTTCTGCATGTTGATGCTCAAATTGTTGTTGTTGTTGAGCATATTGTTGCTTAGTATATTCTTGTTGTTGTTTAAATAATACTTGCATCTCTCCTAACGCATCTTTAGATTCTTCTTGTAATTTACCTGAATCTTCATATGTATCTATTAAGCTTCTGATTTTCTCAGGCTTAAATCCTTTACTGTATAATAATTCTCCAACAAGTTTTTTCTGTAAGTCTGTATTTTCCTGTAATTGATTTTCAGTAATTTTACTGTAATTCAATTCTTGAATTTTAGAATTTTTTAAAGCATCTAAAGGAACTCCTTGTGCAACAGCTTTAGCCATATCAATAAGTTCTGGTGGGAAACTATTAATAACTTGTTCTTGTACTATTAGTTTCTCTTGTCCCCATGCTTCTATTAAAGCTGCATAAGGATCTTCTGCTTTTTTTAATTCATCAATATCCAAATTAGGAAGAAAGCCCTTTTCCTGAAGAAGAGAGGCAAATGGAGTAACAGGAGAAGAATCTTCTCCAGAATCCGGGCCTTTATCTACAGTTTCTTCTTGTGTGTCTATTACCTCTGCAGAATCTACTGCTTCAGGCTTTAGTTCAGGTGTTGTATCAGTTATTGGTACATCATCTTTTAAAGTTACCGGCTCTCCTTCCGGTACTTCTGTAAAATTTCCCATAGCTTCAGAAAGGTCTATTTTTTCACTTCCTTCTGATAGTTGGTTAAAATCTACATTAAATAAATCATCATTTGCCATTTTTCTATTATTTATTAGTTACAATATTAATTAATTACTCTCATTTCCCCAAATTCTGTTACGTATTCTAATACAGAAAATTAGTTTGTAATAGCTAAAACCTATTTTGAGGCTACTTTTGGCTTAGCTCTTATCTTTAGTTTCTCAGTACGTTCTTTAGATTTAAGTTCTTTAGCCTTACTTCTAAGCTCTTTATCCTTTAGATTCCTAGCTTCTTGCCTATCTCTTTCTTTACTGTTATTTTCAATACCTAGTTTTTGCCTTTCTATATTAAGTTTTTCTCTCTCTATCTCTGCTTTAAGAGCTAGTTCCTGACGTTTCATTCTTTCTATAGATTCAATTTTTTCTACTTCTACAACATCAGGCATACCATCGTTATCTAAATCTTTAGATTGTTTTTCTATATCAAACATACCTTTCAACTGTTCCAGCTCCATATTTTGACTATGCTCTTTATCCATTTTAGTAAGTTCAAATTCTTGAGCATCTTTAGCCATTTGCATTTGTTGTTGCTGCATTGCTTGTTGTTGTTGTTGCTGTTGTTGCTGAGCTTGTTGGTCTCTTTGCATTTTTTCTTGCTCATATCCTTCTAAGTTTCTTCTCATAGATGCTATAGATGGATTCATATATAAATCCATTAATTGAGAGAAATTAAGTTTATCTGATTGAAGACCTGCTTGTCCTAAAGATTTAAGAGTAGCTAACATCTCTTGGTCAGAAGAAGCGTCAGAGATTACAATACCGTAATCACTTTCATTAAATTGAGCACCATCAAGAGTCATTAAATTAGTAGACATATCATCTAGCATGTATTGAATTCTTTTATCTGATCTATTTCTATAAGCATATTTAGCAGTTTCTAATAGTGCTGCCATAGCTTGTTTTTTTACAGTATCATGTATACCAAACCATTTTTCAGTAATATGAGAAGATTGTGATACAGCTCTTTCTACATTACCTACTAACTCACGGTTTTCTATTTGTCCTTGTCTTTGCTCAGTTACTCCGGCTATTTTTCCTAATTGTGTTTCAATATACTGAAGCATCATAATATGTTGCTGAATATAATTACCTAAATCCATATCAAAGACAGGTGAATTATTTTGCATCTGTCCTGCAAGTTTACCTTGTGCAGCTCCTTTTTTAGCTTCTTTAAAACTATCTTTAACTGCCCATCCATGAATTTCTGCATAATACATCCATTGGTCTACATTCCATTTATCTGGAACTTGGGCAAGATCTAAACTACCTATTTTACCTTTAGCTTTAGCAAATGCTAATTCTGTTCTATACATAAAGACATTGTATAGGTATTGATAAGGCTTCATTCTATCCATCAAAGATTTAGCCTTAGATGAATTAATGTTATAAGCTAAGCCTATATACCCTGATCCACATTTAGATAAATTATTCATAGATCTAAATTGTACAGGCCTTGGTTGTATTTTTACATAAATATCTTCACCTATACGGGTACCTTCCCACCATTCATTAATCCATATCCATTTTACTTCTTCTCCTAAATCTACTTTTGGTTTATAATCTTCAGGTACTATAGTTTCTAGTTTTTCTCCTGTTGTTTGGTCATAATAGATAAGTTCTCCAATTTTCTTTTGTGATCTCCATAATACTCTTGTTACACGTATATTACCTTCAGTATCCCAAAATTGCCCATAAGAATTATTATGTCCAGGACTATCAGTATCTATAAGACCTTCCATAACCCATGATTGTTCTTTTTCTCCAATATTTATAAATCCGTCATTATTATTAGTAGATATACCTTCATCAATTTCTTTTATATGAGCATCTGTTAATACATCATAAAAATCATCTATTACCATACCTGGAGCAAAGTATCCATCCTCTACAATAATATCTGCATCATCAATATAAGGAGATTCTCCAGAGCGTACTGTATGTAAATTAAGAGGATTAACACGTCTAAGAGTAGGTTCTCCTGCTATTATATCTGTACAATATACTTCTTCTCCTGCAATAAGAGCATCTTCAAACCCTCTAGAAAATATTTCTTTTAAATCTAATGTTTTATATAAGTAATTTAAAGTATGAGTAGCCATACGCTCTCTCATATCTTGGAATTCATACTTTAAGTATTTTCCAAGATCTTGCATTTCTACTTGTATTTTTTGTTGAGATTCTTGTTGTGCAGCTTGTTTTTGTTGAGGGTCTTGTATTTGTTCTATTTTAACAAGGTCTTCTTGTTGTAGTTGCTGTATTTTACTTTCTACAAACTTTTTAATTTCTTCTTTTTTAGCTTCTTCTTTATCTCCAATAGCATCATCATTAACTACTCTTGCATGCCAATCAAATCTTCTTTTCCTTTCTTCTCCTACTAATAAATCAATTTTAGGATTAGCAATAGGATAGTTTTGCATTGTTGCAGGAAAAGTAGCTTGTTTAATACCCATAGGGTTACAAACTCTTTCTAGATCTGTAGTATCTAAAATATCATTAGCTAGATTATAATTTATTAATTTATTTTTATAGGATTCCCTAACTCCATTATAACGAAATATAGCCAGGTCTTCCCCTGCTTCTATACATTGTTTTCCCCATTTTTCTGTTTTCCTTCCTATAGACAATTTTTGAGGTGGAAAGTATAGTGTAGATTTATTTGGCATAACTTTTAGCTATTAGTCAATTTACAATAATAATTAATATAAAGTACATTATCTCTTATCAGTTTTAGTATTATCTATTTGTATAGCTATTATTGGCTTAAGACAGAATCTTCCATAAATCCTAGTAAATTATTAGCAGTTCTGTAACCTCTACTCCAAAAATCATCTTCTTCTAAGCCACTGGAAGTAGCTTCAAATTCTGGTAATCTTTGTTCTCTATCAGCTCTTAGTATCATAAGCATTCCCATAGCAGACACTCTATCCGCATTAATATCTGCATTCCAAGCAATAGCTTCTTTAATATATCCTATACTACGTATTTTATGTAGATTTAATAATACTTCTTCTTTTTCTTCTCCTTCTTCTAAATGATATTGTTGGTAAGCAGTTTGTACCATCCAAGTAGCTTGTAGTCTTCTTCCCCAAGCATTTAACTTCTTTGATGAGTTACATCCTTTACTTTTATTTCCTATTTTAGAAATAGTGCCCATATCCATATCTTTAATAATTTCTGGAGTATCACATAGTAGATGTAAGCAATTTTTATTTTTTAAATATGCATATAAACCTTTTTTATCATTCTCATAGTTAGCTTGTGCATTATAAAACATAAGTAATCTACGTGAAGTTTCATAACAATCTTCTGCAGAAAATGTTCTTCCTGTATACTCAGCAACTATTCTATCTGTAAGAGTATTCATTACAAAGATAGAATATAAAGAATTAGTACCAGAATCATCATCATCTATAGGGTCAATACCTGCTATGTATAATCCTGATGGAATACTATCATTTGCATTTTTATACGGCATTTCAAATATTTCAATAGCCCCTTCTTTATCTTTATTGTCTTTAAATGGAAAATCTCTTACAGGCATAAGATTATCATCATTTTTCCATTCTACTCCTCCATCCCCATTAAGAGCTATTCTTCCTACCCAATGGGGAGAAATGAATTTAGCTAAGCTAGGCATTATATCACTCAAATAATCTTTAAGGTCTGCAGTAGGAAATACAGAACCTTCTTTCCGCATAATAGCTTCTTGCGGAGTAATAGGTCTTTCAGCTTTTTCTTGTATTAAAGTATTGGGGTCTGAAGCTGCTCTTTTAATTCTTACTCTATTATTAAGAAGTTCCATCATAGCTTTCACTACATCAGAGTTTCCGTCTTTATCATAGCACCCTGCTCTGTTTAAATATTCAGGAAAAAAGAATCCACATGTATTTTTACCATCCTGGTTTTTATCAAAAATATTAGATATAGCAAGTATATTATAACCTCCAGGATAATAAAATAGCTCTTCTGCACCAGCAAAGTTAGCGCCCTCTGTACCACCAGTACCATAAGCTATCATAGTACCAAAAGCAAAATTACCATCTTCCACTGATGGACGGGCTATACCCCAAGCTTTAAGAATACAAGGGAACTTACCCATCTCCTCCCAGATAATGTAAGCCCCCCTTTTACCCCTTGCTTTGTCTGCATCATTTTTAAGTGTTACTCCCATAACCTCATTCTTAGTACCAAGTTCTGCATTAGAATCAGGGTCTTTATATCCCATTTTCCAATGCATCTCATTCCAAGAATCCTTCAAATCTCTAATGCGTGACCAAGGTGTATTCTTACCACAGTGATCTACCATGTCAATGTATTTATTAAGTACCCCATCTTTAGTAAGATATTCTCTTTCATCTGCTATAGCAAAAGCTTTAATACCTTTATTAGCCTCTTGTGTAGCTCCAAGTACAAAATGTTTTGCAAGTCCAGCTCCTCCTTTAAAAGAAAATCCTTTACCTCTAGACTTAAGTACAGAACCATGTTGTCCTTCTTCTCTACAATTTTCTAAGTAATGGAAGTATAAATAGTCTCCATCATATAAATTAGGAAAGTCTTCTACCCTTTCTGCTCTTTTACTACCTACTGTTATTTTGGTAAGATATATCCTTCCATAGTTGAGGTAGTAGTAAAAGTCCCCTGTAATCCATTCTCCGTCACTGTCACGTACCAGACCCTCTCTGCATCTTCTTGCTTCTTCTTTCCAGTGTTTGACATATGCAGATTGGGGGTGTGAGTTTGGGTATAAGTCTGTATAAGTTCCGTGTTTTTTGAAGTGTATACAGGGCTGTCTAAAGTAGTCCATGTCTTCAAGTATGTGGGGATTGGTAATGTCCACGATGATTCTTCCATCATCTCTTTTAGGCATATCTTTGGCATAAGGTCTATTTTCTTTAGTTAATACCTTAATAAATTCTATAGTATCATGAAACTCTACAAACTCATTCCTGATTTCTTTATCTAAATCTTCCCAATCTTTAACAGATAATTGAGTTTGTATTTTATTAAATAGATACATTAAACACCATCTTCAAACATTGCTTTTCCTTTACCTCCTCTAACAGTATCATCCTTTTTTTGAATCTGTTTCTTCACCTGTTCTTGCAATTCAAACATAGCTTCAGTTACTTTATGTAAAGAACCTAAAGAATCTATAATTTTTTTTACATCATGTATAGGCTTACCTCTGTCATCCATAGCTTGCATATCTACAGTACGTAAGAATTTTCTTACAGACTGTATAGCATATTGAGCATCTTCTAATAATAAAGTAGCTTCTGTTTCTTGCATACTATCATAAAAACTACAAGCTTCATCAAATACATCATCAGGCTCCCATTTATCAGGAATTCCTATTATAACGGATTTAATAAGTTTTAGTTTCTCTTCAGGGTCTAACATGGTGGAGAAGTCTGACTTATAATCTACGTAAAAGTAAAGTGCAGCCATTTCTGATATAGCCACTTTTTTCCCTTTAGTTTTATCTCTTTTCCATAGGGCAGCAAAAGGCTTTAGCATTAATGCTGTAGGAGAAAAGGTAGCTTGGTCATTTTTTATTTCAAACAGCTCCATCTTTTTTATCTTTCTTAATGTGAAAGGTAGTATATGTATCTCCTACTTTCCATTTGTTAATCATAAGCTCATCTATGTGACGGATACTCCCATAAGTACCATGGCTACGTAATTTAGCTTGCAATAAGTCAAAATTATTTTGATCTAGCTCTATTTTAAGAGGGTGATTCTCTGTAAATAGATTATTAGGGTGGTCAGTAATGACATCAGCAATGTCATTAGCTAACCTCTCTAATGTAGTAAATTCATCTACTTCAAGTATCATTAATTAGGATATTTATGTTTTTTACTAAATTTCTCTAATTGATTAGCAGTGATATCTGTACGTATAGCACCATGAGAGTCTCCTTCATCCTTACCTATCTTAGGCATAGTTAGAAATGTAGCATCTACCATATGCTCTTTAATAATACCATAAGTAGTATCATTAAGGGTAATTAACCTTCCAGCACCTCCCATTAAAACATAATTTCCTACTTTAATATCTGTTACATCATCTCCTACTGCTAATACTTTACAGCATTGATTTAGCTTTGCTTCTGCATTAGCTAGTGAAGCAGGATCTAATTGAATACTAGTTCTGCTAACATAATCTTTCCATTCAATTAGTATATTAGATTTTTTCATACTAATACCTAATTTATTTTCCTCTTTCTTCTTATCCATTACTTTTTCTTTTTAACGTTTTTAGGACCATTATTTGCTTTTGCCTTTGTTTTTGGCTTAGTAGTTTTTTTAGCTACTACTTTTTTCTTAGCAGGTGCTTTAGGTTTTTTCTTTTCTCCAGTTTCAAAAACAGCTGTTCTATCTAAAAAAGGCTCTCCTTTATCATTTATAAAATCATAAGCTTTTCCTACTTCAGCTTTAGTTATAGTTTCATTTCCTACGGTAAATTTTGTACCAGTAGTAGTTCTGGTTGCTTCTTTATAATTCATATTATTTGGATTTAATTGTTTTTAAATATTTACTTTGTGTATTTTTATCTATAGCATACCACGGAGTAGGAGTTTTACCTTCTTTAATCTCTGCTTGTACTCTTAATGCATTAGTAGTATTCATAGGTCCCCAAGAAGATTTCCATATTAAAGGAGCTTCTTTTTTAGCTTTATCTATAGAGTTCATATATTTTCTACGTACCTGATATTCATCATGAGTCTCAAAGCTATGTCTACCCGGTGATGTACTTTCAAATAATCTAAGTGTAATATCTTTAACTCCTTCTGAAGTAGCATTAAGTTTTACTTCATAGTATTGTAATCCACTTTCTTCGTGAATATGTACTTTCTTTGGTACTGTACCTGTATTACTCTCGCTCATCTGCTTTTCTTTTGTATTCTTCTAATTTATATTTACGTACTGCGAACTTCCCAAAGTGTGTTACCTGTACACTTTTAAAAGTCTCTGGCTTATTTTTTACTCCTTCTAACATTGTTTTTTTAATTAGCATAAATTGTGATACTGCTATTTCTTCTACTTGCTTTACAGTTAAATTATTTTTTTCAGCTATTGCTTTATAAATATTTTTAAGCATCTATTTTAAAACTAAAGGCTAATAAAAATTCTTTTTTAGGCTCTACTATATACGCTTTTGAAATTTTATTTTCTTTTATAATATTCTTCTTGCGTAACCCAGAAAGATTATTATTCATACTAGCTTCAGAAAGACTAAGCTTATTACGTATCTTAAGTTTAGTATCATAATCAAAGATTATTTTCCATCTATGCTCTTCAGCAATATCTTTGAAGTTATGATTGTAATAAAGCAATTCAGCTAATACATCTAGTTCCTTACCTCTTAAATGTATTATTGGATTTAGTAGTTCTAAATACTGTCTAAAAAACTTTGATTCTGTTGTAGGGGGTAATGGTATAATCTTCTTCTCCATTTATAATTCCATTTGTTAGCAAATGTAATAATTAATTTACTAACACCAAATATTAGATTATAAATTTACTTTTTGCTTATCATGGATAAATTGCATATTTATTATTAAGGTCATTACGTACAGCAGTAATTTCACTAGCTGTTAATATTCCATCATACATTCTGAATTCAGCTAATTGAAAATCTTTAGGTGCACCGCCACCTCTTTGTCCAATAATTGCAGGTCCTCCCATATTAGGATTACCTGGATTAGGATTGGTATTCATTAATAATGCACCATTTAAATTAAACGCATGAGATGTACCAATTTCTTCTACCCAATCAATTAAATGGCTATTTAGTATATCAGGAGCAGCAGGTCCAAAATCTGTATCTCCTGAACCATGAACTATGTCTACTCTAGGAACAGAAGGGGCAACTTGTAACCAATGTATAGAACTTAAACTTAATGGGGCTCCTGCTGTATTAGTTCCCATTTTTGATACCATAAATGCTGTATATGGAACACTAAGTCTTCCGTTAAGAGGAAATGCTAAGTTATCGTTAATACCATCAAATTGTATATACGGCATATTATTTGCCCCAAATCCACTATCTCTATATATAGGTTGCCTTAAAAATGCAGCTTGAACAAAA